CTTTAATCAAGGATTTACAATAATCCAAGGCTACTGGCTTCTTAAAAAAATATGACAATATGCAATGCAAGCCATTTTTCAGTTCTCTCAACCCTACCTCTGAGATATCTATTGAGCTCCTCACCTTAACATCAGGCCAGAACACTCGGGTTGCCACAGTCCATACATTTGTATGCTTGCTAGTGGTATCTGATAGGTGTACCACCCTGGTTTTATCAGTAATAGCTTGGAACAATCTGAATGCAGCTATATCTTCCATCCCCAATGCTGTCAGAGTGTCCTTGTATTCATCCTTTAAGAATGGGTATTTCTCCTTATATATGGACCACAACTTTTGGAAAGTTTCTCTAGCACAATGTACTGTTGGGAGGTTGAACCACTTCCTCTTCAACATGTCAATTAGAGGCACTTCGACACTGGTTTTGTCTCCCCAAACCAGGACATCAACCCTCGAAGATCTCCTCATCCCAACTGATTGGTAAGAAACATTGCCTTGAAGCAATTTAAGGAACCTTGTATACTCCTCATACTGATCTTGATGTGCAAACCAGACAGGCACTTCATCCTCTGAAGTTGTTGTTCCATCCAACTCTAAAGGGGTTTTTGAACTTTCCAGCCAGGACAGTAAGCTCCTTTTAATGGGTTGATCAGCAGAGCTGTAGGCTAACACACAAGGAGTATTAATCAAATAAGCACTGGCAGCCATCATTCTGGCAGTAGGTTGATGAGATGAAAGACTTGCCCTAACTGATGAGTTCTCTAACATGAATATCATTTTCAGCTCTTCCTGCTCCCAAGTCCTGAGATTAGCATACAACAACTCAGGATGATCAGATATTTTCTTGATGACAGATGCAAGCTTGGGCAGCCCTGTTTTCTGCAATACTTCTATATAATTCTGCACATTAGAAAACTTGACAGTATAATTCCTTAGTCCAACTCTAATGATCTTGTCTATCTTAGAATCATATTGTATTGTACTTGCCTCATTGCGTCTCTCTATTTCCCAGTTGTTGACTTGAACACCCTTCTTAGATAGTAGATATAATTGATAATCAAAACCAGTTAATCCAGCAGTCTGATCTATCTCAAGAGGGAAATAGCCAAGAGAAACATTCTTTGTTCTGCCAAATTCAGATAGCACTTTCTTGCTCAATAAGTGTGTGTCTAGGCCAACCAATTTGTAATGCAATTGTGCCTGACATAATTGTATCATGGAACAGAGCAGTAAACTTGAACCCGTTTCCAAGGACTGACTTAAGGAGTTGTAAAATTGTTCCACCCTTGATGGCAACCTCTCAACCAAAGATGTTTCTAGACAGGCACTGTTCCATCGGAAAACTGGCTTAATGTTTCTGCCATTAACAAACCACTCAGAATTATATTCTATC